CTCTGCGCTGCGCGGAGGCAAGAAAGCAAGTGGTGTCCCTGTAGACACGCTAGATCAAGCATTAATGCGGTTAATCGGTTTAAACATTACGTCTGTAGATCCTACAGCTATCTCTGCATCAGTCCGCTATCTGGCTTCTGAGCGCAACAAAATACTCGCAGCAAGAAGTCGAGTCGTGAAAGATCAAAGTTTATCGAGAGAAGAAAGAAGAAGGAGGGTAGCCAACTACAATGCCCAGTTGGAAAGTTTTTCTGCAAAGTATGGCGCAATTTTGGAAGCCGCAAGAAACACTAGAGCAATCGACGCTCGACTCAGAAGAGAGGACAAAGAATGATGTGGCAGATCAGTGCTGGTCTTGGGATTGCGTTAGCCCTTTCTCTTGGCTCTTTTAAGCTGTATTACGACAAGGCAGAGGCAGAGAAAGATGCGATGGAATCGTCGCTGCGTATGTCCATAGCTAACGTCGAGACACTAAAGAAGGAGATGGAAGCGCAAAACCAGCAGATGCAGGATCAGATCGAGCGCAACAAGGTCATACAAGAAAGGATTAGTATACTAGCGGAAGAAAACAAGACAGCCATGTTGGAGGTGGACGCAATCAGAAAAAAGTTCGCAAAGCACAACTTGGATGTGCTGTCTCTGCGTAAGCCCAAGCTGATTGAAAAAATTATTAACAAGGGAACACGAGAGGTTTTGGATGATCTGGAAGCTATTACCGATAGTCGCACTGAGCGGTTGTAGCGTCTTTGGAAACAGCCCAGCCGCCCCCCAAGTTGACCCCGTCGAGGTTGTCAGAGTTATGGAGCGGCCTCCCGTTTACCATCCGCCTATGCCGAATCGCATTACGTCGTTGCCAGTCGAATGGACAGTCCTTACTCCCGCTACAATGCAAGAATACTTAGACGATTTAAACGAGGGCAGCGCACCTTCTAATGCATTTTATGGTTTAACATCAAAGGGTTATGAGAATCTTTCTGGTAATATGGCGGAAGTAAAAAGATACATACGTCAGGCTTTATCCATAATCGAGTATTACCGGAAGCTAGATAAGGAGGATTCAGATGAGCAATCTGATAGAGATGCTGAAGCGCCATGAGGGTGTGCGCAGTCATGTGTACCTATGCTCCGCTGGGTACGAAACGATTGGAGTTGGGAGAAATATAGCCGACTCTGGGCTAGGGCTGTCTGATGATGAGATTGAGTACCTTCTAGCCAACGACATCAAGCGTGTACGAGAAGAGCTTGAAGACAATTACTTCTGGTTCGGAGCGCTCAACGAGCCGCGACAAGACGCGATGATAGATATCTGTTTTAATCTGGGACTGACTAGACTTAGGGGCTTTGTTAACGCTTTGGAAGCCATGTCACGAGAGCAGTTTGACATAGCAGCTGATGAGTTTATGGATTCTCGCTGGGCAACACAGGTAGGGAACAGAGCAAACGAGATCACCGAGATGATCAGGACAGGTGAGTATGTTTAAACGCTACAAGAAGGGCGGAAAAACCAGTAAGCCAAAGAAGAAATCTAAGTCTCGTGTAAACGAGGCGGGTAATTACACCAAGCCGGAGATGCGTAAGAGACAATTCAATCGCATCAAGGCCGGGAGCAAGGGCGGAAAGCCGGGCCAGTGGTCGGCGCGTAAAGCCCAGATGTTGGCGAAAGCTTATAAAGCTGCTGGTGGTGGTTACAAGTAATGGCGAAAGATCCTAAGAAGGGGACAGGCAAGAAGCCCAAAGGATCAGGTCGTAGATTGTACACGGATGAGAATCCGAAAGACACAGTCAGTATAAAGTTTGCTACAGAGAAAGACGCTAGGGACACTGTAAGGAAGGTTAAGAATATAAAGAAGCCATTCGCTCGTAAGATCCAGATACTCACTGTACTGGAGCAACGGGCAAAGGTGGCAGGGAAAACGAAGCAAGCGGAGATAGCGCGCAAAGGTAAGGACGCTATCCGCAGAGCTAACGCCAAGAAGTCTTAGGAGGTAATATGCCGTTCAAGAAATACAGCGCTAAACAAAAGAAGCTCGCCAAGGTTGCAAAGCCTAGAGATAAGATTACCAAGGCAGACTTCGACAAGCTCAACAAGGGCAAGAAAAAGAAGAAGAAGTAATGGCGCTTGCTAAATCCCAGAAGTCCCTAAAGAAATGGACAAAACAGAAGTGGCGCACTAAGTCAGGCAAGCCTAGTACCCAAGGTAAAAAGGCTACAGGTGAGCGTTACTTGCCAGAGAAAGCGATTAAGTCTTTGTCAGACAAAGAATACGCAGCGACATCTCGCAAGAAAAGAAAGGACACTAAGAAGGGTAAGCAGCATAGCTCGCAACCCAAGAAGATAGCCAAGAAAACAGCGAGGCATCGCAAATGAGTTTGACTGATGCAGAAAAGAATCGGCTCAAAAAGGTTGGTCTAAAGGGTTTAAACAAGCCGAAGAGAACACCCAATCACCCCAGCAAGAAGGGTGTTGTGGCTGTGCGTGATGGAAAGAAAATGAAGATCATCCGTTTCGGTGATCAGAAAATGGGCCACAACTACAGTGACGAAGCTCGCAAAAGTTTCAAAGCTCGCCATGCAAAGAACATCAAGAAGGGAAAAACATCCGCAGCTTTCTGGGCAGATAAACTTTTCTGGAGCAAGGGTGGCAGCAGGAAGTCACCACCGAAATCACAGAAGCAGAAGTTTGGTAAGTAATCATATAGATTATCCTCCACAACATGCGTTTAAACGCTACCTATAATTGTGTTGTGATTTCACCACGGGTACATAAAACACAGTAGTAGGTTACAAAGCGCCAAGGTATTTGTACCACTTTTCTCCATTCTCTAACTGTATTAGCGAGTACCGTTGGCGCACGTTATATATTGTTTGCACAGGCAAATCTAAATGCTTTGCAATCTGGGTGGGTGACATACCCATCTGTTGCAGACTAAGCACCTGCATGATCTGGGACTCTTTCACTGGAGGTCTTCGATCTATTACCACCCTCTCTCTCGGCGGCTTGGGTTTCTTTTGATAGGCTTCTTGTGCCTTGATCGCTGCTACAAACTTATTCATCTTAATGTCCTGTGTTGCAATCCCGTCTTCGACCAAGGGGACGGGCACCCTTCCGTGAGGACGAATACTTCTACGCCCTCGGTCTATTCGCCGTTTGTGACCTGACGATACGGCATCGTCTGTGGAGTAGGTATGTTAGAGACCTAAGGCCGACTTCATATTACAGAAACCTACTAACAATGGATTCTTTTTTTCTACGCTTTGGCGCAATCGCTGGTGGTGGCTCTGGTTCTTCTAATTGTATGTAGACCTTGGCGCCTAACGCATTTGCCAGTTGCTCAACAACCTCAAAGCTCGGCGTTCTTTTGCCCCGCTCTACCTGACTTACATAGCTCTTCGCATGGCAAGACTTGTCAGATAATTCTTGCAACGAAATGCCCTGATCCAGCCGTAGCCTACGAAGCTTTTCTGCATACCAGCTCACGATATTGACTCTTGAAACAACATAAGGTGATCCTCCAATAGTTCTCTGGCGTGTTCATCTGCCTTGAGTTCAGAGCGCGAAGACACCTGACACACTGACCGTATCACTGCCGCCGCATATTCTTGATCGTCAAGATGTTGATCAACAAGCGGCCATTCGTCTTTGTTTAAACGAACCCATCGCTGATAACTTGTGTCCCTGCAAATTAAGTTTGCTTTTGCGAGCGCTCGCTCACCATCGGTTGTTGCCTGTGGGCGTATGGGGTTTTCGTAATCGTCAATCTTCGCACAAGCCACAACATATCGTTGACCAATGGGGGCGATAGCCATTTCTTTCGGGACATCGTCTGGGTGTATGACAAAGGATACAACCATGCCGTCCTTGGTCTGGCGATATGCGTACTTCTTTGCCTCAAAGTGTTCTGCTAAATCACTCATCGTTATCTCCGCTGGCAACTAAACGTATTTCTATATCGCCGCTTTGTGCGTGAAAAGAATCTACCTCTGTATCTAGTTCTAAGACATCTATCTGCTCTCCTTCCTCGTAATAGAAAATAATCTTGTCTTTAAAGCAGTGCAAAATTGTGGTCACATCGTCCGCTGAAAGCGCGTTACACAAGTCCCAAGCATTATCGGCTCTGAACCTCATGGCTGACCATTTCTTTAGTGTGTTGTTTATGTAAGCTCTGGATTGTTCCACTCTAAGACTTTCATCTTGTAGCTCTTTGATCTCCTTCTCGTGGGCCTTCTGTTGCATGGCCAGTTGGTTCTGAAGATTGCTAATGATTTCATTCTTCGTCGTGTAGTATTTCTTCTTCGCTGTCATCTCTCATTCCTATGTTGCGTTTAAACACATCAAGCCATGCCATGGGGTCTATGCCTTGCAATGCCCACCATCGCTGCTCGTTTCCATGCGCGTGGAGTTGTCTGTGATGATCGTCGCACAGGGGGACAGCGTGTTGATCCCCGCTCCTACGCATACCTCGCAAACCATCCTTCTCCACAAAGGTAAGGTGGTGTGCTTGGGCTGGCCGATAGCAAACCAGACAACCCTCTTCACGCACTCGTTGCAAATGCTTACGGCTTCTTAGTTTCTTCGACCAAGTCTTCTCTTCCAAAAACTTTCACCATTGCTTCTGCCGTTTCTACTAAAGACTCCAACCCCTGCAACACAACCTTGGCGTCACGGATGCGCTCGTTGAGGTTAGTCGATATGTCTTCGTCAATTTCTGGATTTGGCTGATGTACCTCTTCGACGGTCACACCCAGCCCTCTTAGCTTTCTCCTTGCTTTGCGGATCTCGGTCTGGGAATCGGAAAGCTTCGACTCCAGATCCATCACCAACCCTTTGATCTTGCTCATAAGTCAAAGTCATCAAAGGCTTGCTTTGCTGCCTCTGCTGCACCTGTCGCCGCTTGTGTGGCAGACTGGCCCTTGGACTTCAGCTTCACTTGCAGATAAGGCTGGCCCTTGGCGCTCACCTTCTTGTGGATGGCAACGTAATAATCGTGACCGTCAACAAGTATGTCGCCGTTGAAATCAGCGTGCCAATCAAGTTCTTTGTTTTCGTTCTTGAATGCTGCGCCATTCAGATCTTTTCTTTCGTATCCTGCCATTAGAAATCTCCTTCTTGTGGGTTCTGTAGTTGGGTAATTCGTTCTTCAACTTTCTTGCGGAACGCTGGGAATCCCTCGTGATCTTGATACTTCATCTTGATCGGGGCGTAGAAGTTTTGCATCACTACTTGAGCCTCGTCTGGGTTGCGGCACTGGGCAAATTCATCAATGCACCTGTTGGTGTCTGATTTGAATGCGTCAAATTCATCGGCCTTCGGTTGCTCCTTCTTTGCTTTCGGCTTTGGCTTCACAACATCAGTCTTCGGCGCCTGTTGTTCTGCTGCGTTGCCGTCATCGTCTTCGTCGGCGTCCACACCGCAAGCCATCGCAAGTGAATACCTCTTTGCATAGGTCATCGCTGACCCATACCCCTGCGCGGTTACTTTGTCCACAGGTACATGGACAGGCCCAGTTGCAATCTCTTCTCCGTATCCGTAGAAGATTGTCTCCACCGCGATGCCGTCATCTACGGGGGTAGATTTCTGAACAAAGACAATACCGTTGCTGTTCAGCGCCCCCTTGACCGCATCAATGATGCTGCCAAGTGAAGCGTATTTTGATTTGAATTGCGGGTTGACCTTGTCCTTTATCGGGGTGGCCATCTCGCTCTGAGCTTTTACCAAAGCTTGAACAAGTGTTTGATCAGTCACTCTCACTCTCCTGTTTAAACGTTGCGAATTGGTCGCAGTAGTCAGACACATCACAGAACTGTTCGCAGCGCGTCGGAGTGCCGCGACGGTGATCTATGCTGTGTTTGTCTGCGTCTTTCTGTGCGGCTACGAATGTCTCCGCTTCCTCTTGCGAATCGAACACACGCACTGCGCGTACTCTTTTCTCTTTCATCACGGC